ATCCGCACCAAAGCCACCGAAATGGAAACGGCGATTGACAATGCTGCGGACACAGCAGCGGTAGAAGCGTTGTTTCTTAAATGGACAACGGACAGTGATGGCAAGACCACTCAATCTGGTATCTTGTATGAGTGGCCTGAACTCGGATCGTAACTATGCCGTTAACCAAAGTCGCATTTAACCCTGGAGTTAATAAAGAATCCACCTCCTATGCGGCGGAGAACGGATGGTTTGACTCTAATCTTATCCGTTTTCGCAAGGGACGAGCGGAGAAGATGGGGGGCTGGAGTAAAATAAGCTCAAATTCTTTGCAAGGAACTACTAGGTCTCTTCACGTATTTTCTGCCTTAGATGCTTCTAAATTAATGGGCGTTGGCACCGAAGAAAAGTTCTATATCGAAGAGGGCGGAACGTTTAACGACATAACGCCTCTAAGACGAACCCAGACTTTGGGCTCAAACCCTATTACAACAGGATCTTCCGGAAGTGCCGTAATTACGTTTACGGACGTTAACCATGGAGCGCGGACCGGTGATTTCGTTACAATATCCGGAGCGACGACAACGGATGGCGTGACTGCGGCTCAGATAAACCTTGAGTTTGAAATTACGGTCATTAATTCAAACACCTTTACCGTGACTACGACGGGAAGCGCGTCTTCTGGAAGCACCGCAGGAGGAGGTTCCGCTGTTGTTGCGGCCTATCAAATCAGCGCGGGTCTCGGAGTAGTTGTTCCAGGAACTGGGTGGGGAGCCGGTTTGTGGGGTGGCTATAGCAGTTCTTTCTCTGAGACAACGCTGGATGGCGCGATTAACAACTCAGTCACGTCCCTAGCCCTAACATCCGCGTCAGACTTTGAAGCCGTTTCTACCACGTTGTCGGCCAACATAACGGACGTTAGCACGTCAATACCCCTATCGAATTCGTCGTCGTTTGCCTCCAAGGGAACCATTCTGGTTGGTAGTGAGAAGATTGAGTACGGCAACAATAATTCTAATGTTCTTTCCGATCTTACACGGGGCGCAGATGGGACGACTGCGGCAGCGGCTAGTAGTGGTGCGAGTGTAACCTTTGTCGGGATTATGCTGATAGACGACGAACTCATTCAATACACTGGCAAAAGCACTAACACCATAGACGCTGGCGTGGTTAGAGGAGTTCGTGGCACAACGGCAGCGGCTCATGATGATGACGTTGCGGTTAAAGAGGCAAACGCTTTTGTAGGCTGGGGAGAGGCTGCAAACATAACTACCTCCGCTGGTTCCAACATTCGCCTTTGGTCTCAAGACAATTGGGGCGAAGACCTCACCTTTAACGCTTTCGATGGAACGCCGTATTATTGGGATAAAACGTTGGGTCTAACAGCTAGGGCCGTTTCTCTGGCGGATTCTTCGGGTGCCGTTAGTGCGCCTACAGTAGTGCGGCGTATGATGCTTTCAGGATCTGATAGGCATCTGGTATGTTTTGGGGCTAATCCGATAGGCGATACGAACCAGGACCTGTTGATGGTCCGGTGGAGTGATCAGGAAAATCCTTTTGACTGGTTTCCTACTGCAACAAACACAGCAGGTTCTCAAAGAATATCTTCTGGGTCTGAGATACTTACCGCGCACAGAACTCGCCAGGAGGTACTGATTTGGACGGATGCTTCTTTACATGCGATGCGTTTTACGGGACCTCCGTACACGTTTACGTTTAGTCTTCTTGCCGACAACATTTCTATTATAGGTCCGAATGCCGCCGTTGCCTCTGGGGACCGTGCTTTCTGGATGGGGCGCAATAATTTCTATGCATATAGCGGACGTACTCAGGTCATACCATGCACGGTTCTGGAACACGTATTTTCTGATATAAATTTGGCTCAAGACTTTAAGTTTTTTGCCGCTTCCAACAAACTGTTTGATGAGATCTTCTGGTTTTACGCATCTGCTAGTTCAGACGAGATAGACCGATACGTTAAGTTTAATCACGTAGAGGGCGCGTGGGACATTGGAACGTTGGTACGAACGGCGTGGGTAGATTCTGGAGCGCACGATAATCCAAGAGCCGGGGGCGCTTCTGGGGGGACTCAGTACATATACAACCACGAAAGCGGTCAGAACGACGACGGCAGCGCAATGTCCTGTTTCATTGAATCCACTGATTTTGATCTTGGTGATGGTGAGCAGTTTATGTTTGTAGACAAGCTCATCCCGGATCTTCGCATTAATGATACCAGCAGCGACGGTTCTGGTTCTGTAAACTACTTGGTAAAAACGCGGGACTTTCCCTTAGATTCCTTACAGACGCAATCTACAAGTAATGTTACAAACAGTACGCAACAGTCTTTTATTAGAGCCAGAGGGCGGCAAGCCGTGGTCCGTGTAGAAAGTTCCTCGCTGGATATAAACTGGACGCTGGGTGATCTACGTATGAACATCCGTCCGGACGGGAGGCGCTGATGGTAAAGTTGTTGGACCATTCGATGCCCACTCCACCGGAAGAATATGACACAGAGGCCTTCACGCGAATACTCCGCGACATAGAGATGGCTTTAACAAAGCTAGAGTTTCCTGCGGTAGTGAGCGGCGACGACGAAACACAAAGCATGTTATGGTTCGGTGAGTAATGGGCGTAGCGTACAAAAACGCGGCAAGTTTGGTTGGCTCTACAGGGGACGTTACCGTGTACACCTGTCCTGCTACACAGACGGATCCTACCGTTGTGACACAGGCCATCGTGCGGAACATAAATTTGTATAACAGCCATTCTGGCACTATAGTGATATACCCGAAGATAACCGACAGTTCCGCGTCTACGACTGTTACTCTAAATAAGATAAGTCTCGGAACTCTCGCACAAACGTCACTTGAAGGTCCCTTTAACTTAGAGGCCGGTGATGCACTCATTTTAAACTGCGATACGGCGTCGAAGATATTCCTCTTCGCGAGTATCCTAGAACTACGGTACTCATAGCTATGCAGCAATCTCATCAGAATCTTTCCAACGGACTGCAATCCTTTGCGGATGTATCTCCTGATTATGAATTAGCGCCGATTGGCATTGGTTCGATTAAGGACCAAGCCGAAAAACTCGCGGAGTACGGGCGTAACGGTGACATCTACATTGTTCACGCTGCGGAAGGCGAGACTGTGGTGCCTATGGAGGTCCTTGATGCCAACCCAAAAGTTAGAGAACTTTTGTTTGGTCAGATGCGCGACATGGGCTTGGACCCGCAGGAATTCGTTGTAGGTAGCGAATTAAACAGCATCAACCCGTCCACGGGTATGCCTGAATTCTTTTTCAAGAAGATATTCCGGGCGGTCAAAAAGGCTGTTAAGGGCGTTGTTAACGTTGTTAAGAAGGCCGCACCTGTTATTTTGCCGATAGCGGCGACGGCCTTTGGTGTTCCGTTCTTAGGTCCCATGTTTGGTGCAGGCACCGTAGGGGCTGGGTTCCTTGGTGGCGTCACGGGCAGTTTGGCGGGTGGAAACAGTCTTAAAGACTCTCTTAAATCGGGCCTTATATCCGGTGGTATTGCGGGTCTCGCGGGGGGCTTGTCTGGGGCGTTTTC